AGGATTCAGAGGAAAATACCCAGTAGTAAAATACAAAAACGGGTCAATCGTATATTTCAAGACAACAGGTCAGGGTACTCTGGGAGTTGCATCAGGGACTGTTGATTTTGTATGGATAGACGAGCCTCCCCCTCCTGACCTATGGGGTGAGCTCAAAGCAAGAACAACAAGGACAAGGGGTCAGATGTTGCTGACTCTCACCCCGATCGGAGCTCCTGTTGAATACCTCAAAGAGATGGTGTCAGACGGTATCATCTCAGAGCATGTTGGAGTCATGAATGTTGAGAACTGCACACCAGAGGGATGCAGACCCATGCTCTCAGAGAATGACATTGAGCAACTTGAAAAGTCATACCTCACACTGGACAGAGCAGCAAGGATGTCAGGAGACTGGGAGGGGGGAATTCCAGAGGGACGGATCTTTGATGCATTTTCTGAGGAGATGATATCAGACATTGAGCCCCCATCAACATATTTTGACGATGAGGGGATTGAGAGACAAAGAGAGTTTATTTGGTCGATAGGGATCGATCATGGTCATGATGTTGCATCCCAAGTTGCGATCCTCAGCTGCATTGATATGACAAACCCTGATGATGCATACATCTATATCGTTGATGAGTATGTCTCAGACGGAGGGGGAGCATCAAAACATGCAAGGGGCATTCTCAAAATGCTCAGACGTAACAACCTTGAGATTGCAGACATAACGAGATGGACAGGAGACAGAAAGCATGGAGGAACAAAGAAAGGAGACGGCAAGATGTCAAATGCAATGCTCATGGCAGGCTTTGCGCATGAGCTCGGATATGTAAAGACAGAACTACCCTTTAAGATCAAAACAGCGTACAAACCTCGATGGTCTGTCTTATACGGGTGTCAGGTTATCCATGAGCGCATGACAGTCGGCAAATTTCAAATCTTCCCAAGTTGCGAAAACCTAATAAAATCGTTAAAATTATGGGCAAGAAAATCAAACGGTTTACTTGATACAATGTCAGAACACAAGCATAGCATTGATGGGATGAGATATGGTGTCATGCCCGTTGTCGATGTAAAATACAGGACATCACACATTCCTAATAAACTTTATAAAAGGTGGTAGCATGGACATCCCAACAAAACCAACATGGAAAAATCTAGCAGAGTCAGACAGGTCAGAACACACAGCCTTGAGACATAGGATGCTTTGTGGTACGTGGTATCAAGACCTCATTGATGCCATGAACATGCATGTATCACTTGAGAGACAGGAGGCATGGGGCAATCCTGACATGTCGTCAAACATATTCAAGGAAACGACCAAAGCACTTTGCGCTTTATACCTCAAGCCCCCCGTCGTCACAAACCCAAGAGCGCAAGAGGGACAGACTCAGGGGTTTTTGGGCAATGAGGGAGTACTGTCTCAAGCAGGTTTATGGGGTCTCATGAAACGAGTACAGTTTTTTACTATCGGCTTGAGAGAGTGCTTTTTGAGGATTGACTATACAGAGGAGACAAACAGAATCTCATACAGGATCGTAACTCCTGACATGGTGTCAGCTGCAGGAGCATTGAATGATGCACAAACTCCTGTTTGTATTAAAGAGATGAGGCTACGCAAAAATCCTCAGACTGACAGACTCGAATGGACTATTGACTTTTTAGACATATCAGATGAGTCAAACCCGATTTATCGAGTGTATCGAATAGGGGCAAATGAGGAAGACAAAAGAGAGGACATGTCCGAGTTGTATCTCGGGGGGGATCTATCAGGTGCAAACTATCCCTATATAGATTCAGAGGGTAAACCCTTTTTACCTTATAGCCTATACCATGCAGAACTGACAGGGGATCTGTTTGACCCGTATTACAACTCCGAACTTGTACAGGGGTCTCTCAGTGCAAGTTGTCTGTATACATTCTTTATTCATTTGATGAGGGATTGCGCATGGCCTCAACGCTGGATGTATAACGCGGTCATGTCGTCTCTGATAGGGGGCAATGGTCAGGACGCTCAGGTTGCATCAGTAGAGACTGACCCTGCATCAATCTTGTGCTTCCTGCCTGCAGCTGAGTCAGGAGAGGGAGCGATACAGGCACAGTTTGGACAATGGCAAGCAGGAGGGGATGTTGAAAAAACCCTTGAGGCAATCACCACTTTTGAGAGGAGACTTGCAACCCTTGCAGGCATCTCAGGAGCAGATGTGCACAAGATGTCAGGAGACCCCCGATCGGGATATGCAATCTCAATAAGTAGGTCATCATTGAGGGAGGCTCAATCTCAATACTCACCCTCATTTAGACGTGCAGACCTCAACACTGTCACTGTGACTGCAAAGATGCTCAATGCTTTTACTGGGTCATCATATCCCGAATCGGGCTATCAAATAGACTACTATGAACTCCCAAAATCACCAGAGGAGCTCAAAGCAGAGAGAGACCACAGAAACGACTTGATTGACAGGGGTCTCCTCAGCAATATCATGGCAGTCATGGAGATGTACCCTGACTATGATAGAGAAAATGCAATCGAGTATCTCAATCAGGTCAGAAGAGATAACGCTCTAACAATGATCTAACAAAACAAAAAAAACCAGAGGAAAACATGCCAGACAAAGAAATCACCCATGAGGGGGAGACCTATATACTCAAGTCGAGTGTTGATGCAATCATCTCAAAGAGACTCAGCACATACTCAAACAAAATCAATGCAAAAGAGACAGAGCTTGCAGAACTACAAGCAAAATTTGACGAGCAGACCTCTCAACTTGCACTCTCTCAGGGGATGCAGCAAAGGGTGTCAGAGCTTGAGACTCAGCTGCAGTCAGCAAATACAAGATATGACAGGCACTCTGTCCTGTCAGGTATAGGAGTCAATGACGACTCAGTGAGAGCAACCTTTGAGCATATCTATACACAACAAGCAGGAGAGCAACAGTTTGCAGATTGGGTCAATGCCATGAAACAAGACCCCTCAACAGCACCTCTCATCTTGCAGAGCTTTTTGGGTGCAAAGCAAGAGGAGTCTCCTCAAGCAGCTGCACAACCCCCTCAAGTTCAACCCCCTCAAGCTCAACCCACGAGGACACCCCCTCCATCAAACAACGGGGTTATACAAACAACTCAGGGAAATATGAGCAGAGATGAACTCCTCAACCGTGCTGCAGATCCTGCATTTTACAGAGCAAACAGAGATGCAATCATTAAAGTCTATCAATCAGGACAACAGGCAACACAACCAAGAATTTGATTCTAACTCAGTAATTAAAATGAGGAGCACCCCCTCCTCATTTTTTTTGACGGTTTTTGAGGTGGTGTGTTATAATAGAGGGAGAGCATAGAGGACTGCATCAATGCAGTCTGACACATCGGATTGAGGGTCGCTCCCGATAAAAGCGGAAAATGCCGATTTTCAAAACTCAAAAAACTTAATCCACTGATAAAAAATAGGAGTCATCATGACAACTTATGCAAATTTATATGCATCAGGCAACGGAATCCGTTTAGCCTACATGATTCAAAATGAGGTCAACACACTACTTGCTGACCCAACAAACATTGCAATGTATCCAGGTATACTCAACATCGGATCTATTGACGGCATGGGTTCAGACACCCTGACAGCTCGTTATGTCAATCTAGGATATGGGGACGTTTTTGCCTCAACAGGTGACGGGTCTGCAGTATCTGCATCCTCAATCACCCCCTCAAATGTAGACGTAACGGTTGCAAGATATGCACTCCGTTATGATTTGACATCTCTTGCTCAAATGTCAGGATATGGTCAAGACCTCAATCCTTTCTCTTTGTCTCAAATGATGTTCCAGTCAGCAACAGCAACCATGTCTCAACTCGTTGCAACTGAGTTTCAAAACATTACAAATACAGTAGGTACATCAGGAGCAGATCTCAGTGTTGATAACATCCTTGATGCTATCTTTGAGCTTGAGGATGATGCCAACTCTGAATTCACCTGTATCCTGCACTCAGTACAGTTTGCTGATTTTAGACAATCATTGCGATCTGAGACAAACAATGCTCTTGGTTTTGCTTCTGAGACATACGAAGCCATGAAAGCAAAAGCTCCTGGATATGCAGGCTCATGGGGTGGTGTTAATTTCTTTAAATCAAATCGAGTGACTGAGGTTACAGGTAACAAGGTAGGCGCAATGCTGGGTGCAAATGCAATCGGTTATGCTCTTGGTACTCCTCAGAATTCTCAACTTGCAGACGGTCGAATCGTTGAGGCTGGCACTCCTGCAATCATTGAATGGACTCGCAATGCTGCATCAGACAAGACTGAGATTGTTGGTAACATGTATTTTGGTGTCAAGGTACTTGAGCAAGCTCGTGCAGTCGGTATTGTCACAGACGCATAAAAAAAAGATTTGGGAGCATGGGGGTTGTTTCTTCCTCTGGGCTCTCTTGCTCCCTCCCTTTTTTCATTTGGGGGGGAGTTTTCAACAAAGAAACAAATCACAGAGGAAAGGTGAAACATGGGATTTTCCAGAAAATCATATGCAGGTGTAACTGCTCAAGAGTCAGGGGACAGACTACCCATCGACTCAACAAACAACCCCTTTTATTTGGTGCATAGCCCCCTCTCATGGGACTATCTTGAGACTCGTTACGGGTGGGAGTTGTTGCCGACTCTCATGGGAGTATCAAGACAGGCAGGAGTCGGAGGAATGGAGATGAAAAGAGGAGGGGGTGTTGATGATATGATGTGGTATGCAAAAAAGACCACAGAGGACAAGTGTATTGTCATACCTATGGACTATATATATGAGGGGGAGACAGGGTACATGTCAGAATGGAAGAATCGCAACGGCAAACCATTTTATACAGATCGCTGGACATCTCCTCAGCAACTTGGAAACAAAGTTATATGGAGTACGGACGATGAGTCAGTCAATGATTTTAAGAGACATCTTGTGCATGAGGGGGTGATACCTTTGCCTCATGACGTGATTGTTGAGGGACTCAAGCAGTCACTGATGAGGAGCATTGAGAGACGGGTCAATGCAGCTGCAACAAATGCAGATGTCAGAGCTCGAAAGGAAGCACTTGAGCATCAGTTGAGTTTGATTGACCAAGCATTTGAGAATCTCAAGGCTAGTAAAGTACCTACTCCCAAAAAATCAAAAAAGGCAAGTGCATAATGTCAAAGCAAGATAAAGACAGAGCTACTGTTGAGCGCATCACTGAGAGATTTGTGCGAGCAAACAGACAGACAGGGCATCAAGCAACAAGAGAGCAAGTCAGAGAGGCAGTTGTCAAGCAAATGATAAGACGTGACCTGCAGGGTAAAAATAAATGAGTACTAACCGATTCAACGCTCCCAGAGTCAGGATCCCTGATGTTTTGGAGAGGGGCAAGGCCTTTGCTGCTGAGTTGCCTATCTATAGAGACGGGTCACTTGTTGAGCCTGCATCAGGTACGTTTAGACTTGTTGATGAGTCTGACAATGAGGTGATTGCATCAAGTGCTGTAACAATTACAGACTCCATTGCAACGTACTCAATCAGCGCGTCTCAACTCCCCTCAACACTTGCATACTCAGACTCCTATACTCAATACTGGGATCTGTTGTTACCAGACGGAGAGACATACTCATTTAAAAGACCTTGTGCTCTTGCAAGGTCTGCACTTTATCCTGTAGTTTCAGACATTGATCTTGAGGGGGAGTACTCCTCTATAGAGAATCTCTTAGGAGCAGGCAAGACCTCTTTTCAAGACAAGATCGATGAGGCATGGGTCAGACTCGTGCAACGGGTGAGAGACATGGGGTCTCTTGAGTATCTCATCATGACCCCTCAATCTCTCAGGTCTGCACATATGAATTTGACATTGTATTTGATTTTCAAGGATGCTGCATCGGTTGGGATGGGTCAGGACTCGACATACATGGATCATGCACGAGAGCACAGAGAGATGTATGAGAGAGATTTTAAAACCCTCCAATTCAAATATGATGAGGATCAGGACGGGGGTGTTGATGACAAAAGGAGAGCAGGATACCCCATCATCATGACCTCAAGACCTCCCAGAAATAGCTACACGAACAGAGGCACAATCAGACCCTTTAGGAGATGGTGATGAGTGCAGGTTTGGCAAGAAAGACAATCAGACAAAACATCAGAGACCAAGTCCTAACCGTAACAGGCTACAGAGAGTCTCCTTTTCATCCTCAAAGTTTGGGACGCAACCCAAACAACAGAGGAGATAAAGTTTTTTCAGTTTTTTTTGGCTCAACTTCTGAGGATGGGGGGAGACAGAGAGAGGGTTTGGGAGTCAAAATCTCATATCCATGTGTGGTCTCGTTTTTGACTCAAATCAAACCTCATAAAGCTCTTGAGAGTTATGAGGAGGCTCTTGATGGTGAGGAGCAAATCATAAGGGCAATTATCAACCCATCGAGTCCGCTATACAACAAGACTCAAATAAGATATAATTCATCAACAACTGCAGAGCTTACAGATACGGGTGAGTTTCAGCTGACCATTATAAACTTTACAATACAATCATTTTACACATTATGAGGTGACATATGGCCTATTCAGTAGTCCCAAAAACACGACGCGACGGTAAAATCACGTTACGTGACGCAACAACTCCGACCCCTATATCTCTTGAGGTGCAGTTTGAGGAGGGCAATTTAAGCATTGAAAAACCAAATGAGTTCTCTTCTTTGGTGATACGTGACAGAGGTGACATTTCTGCAGTACGCAAACAAGATCAGGGAATCATCACAGGTTCATTTGCTTTTAACTTGCGGCAATTTACTGATGCATCAGAAGCAGGGAGCATCATCGATTTTATAGAAAAGGACGGGTTTTACTCCTCAAACGTCTCAACAGGTGCTGCAGGGACTCCATACGTTGAGCAATATGCCATTGACATCGTTTATGATGTTGAGGGGACAGATCACGGGGATGATGCAGACTGCAGTGCAACTCTCTCAAAATGTATTGTTGATTCTTACTCAGTGAGTGAGGGAGACCCAACAAACGTAACAATCAATTTCTCTTGTTATGGTGGAGTAACATACTCAGGGCCAGCATAAGAGAAGCATAAAACAGAGGAAAGAACATGCAATTACAACTTGGTAAGATCGGCAATGTTGCAGGGAGACCCATAAAGTCACTTGCAACATGCTGGGATTTTGTGGGGGAGATGGGCAGGGGGCTCTCTGCAGGTCAAACCTATCACCTACATGCAGCCGCGATCGGTGCAGCAAATATGTCTGATAAACTACCACGATATCCATATCTCAAGGGAGACCCTATAGGATACGGACATGGGGTTTTTGAGATGCTTTTGCAGGCTGGTTTGTCTCCTGCAGACATCATTGAGATCGGGTCTCCTATCATTGCAGACATGGTCAAACATGTTGCAGGAGGCACAAAGTCAGAGGTCACAGAAAAAGAGGATTTTTGCTAACCGATAGGG